CTAAAGATCAGCTGGGACAAAACATTCTGCAGCAAGGCGCTATGTCAGTATCTCAATAAAGTATATTATGATGGTATTGAAGTTACACCAGGTGCAAAGGCGTTCATCAGAATTGGCAAGCAGCAAGATGTGGCTGTACCAACTGTTATTGATGAGCTTGAAGCAAATGGGTCAACTGCAAGGGGCTCAATGCAGAATGGGTCTGATCATAGGCTTGCATATTTTGCATACATCCATGCTAATTTCAAATCACTTTGCAGATGGGGAATGAAGAACAGATCCGAGACAGGCGTTAGTAGGATGGCTTTCATGAGCTATGTCCCTGTTGGTCTTGGTGGCTTTGGCTTTTCTAACTTGTATGGTTTGACTACGAATGAGTCTTTTGACTCCATGACGTCAGGTATATCCAATATGAAGATGATCTGCTGTGTATTTCCAGATTATGCAAGGATGGCGAATAGCCTCCTCAATGTAGGTGTGAGAAATATGGACACTGTTGGAATTTTGAGGAACCCTCATTCAATGAGGACTAAGTATAGATGTTTGAACACTCGAAGGTTTGCAAATGTCGCTAAAGCATATATTATGAGGAATTCGGTGAATACACTAATTAGTACAGTGGCTCACGGAGGACTCGATGATGCTGATCGTGACATTATGAGAACAATAGAGAATACAAGTGACATCGATGAAGTGACTAGGGTTGCCCTCTGGAAGATGAGTATGATGGCATTTGTAGAGAAGGTTGTGGCAAAGTTACAGACTAGCAGAACAGCTGCAGCTGTGATTGGTAGTAGGAGGTGTATGGCCATACTTATGGTAAATCGTTCAGAATGTAGGACTCTCATTAGAGAAATTATGGATAACAAACTGTCTATTAGAGCATAGACAACTGCGTAAGTTATTAAGGATAAGTCTCCCAGAAGCGGGGTGAAGGGCTTACTTCCTTTTGCATATATACATATTTTAAAAGAAAATGAAGACGAAAGATAATGTATAACGGACTGTCCCACAGATGAGAATGTAGCACACGTTAGTTGTGTGTTCTTAGTGATTGAAAGCAATGATATTGGCATTTATATTGGCAATATTAGCGGCAATGTCAATTTCAATAACATAAAATTTGTCAGTAACAGGAAAATTATTAAATAATATAGTCTGATGTTACAAAGTTAGTCTACATAGCAATGCGTCGCAATGGTTGGTTTTCT